CGCGCCCCAAACATCGGTTGGTCCCGATCGAGATCGATTGGGACCGTTGAGAATGACGCGCGTTCTGATTGGCGCGATGCATGGGCGCTGTTTTCCGGTGATGTCGTGTATGCATGGCACCCGCCGGGTGCCATGCAAGTCAGTCATTTCGAAGCGTTGGTAGCGACGGGCTTTGAGATCAGAATGCAAATAATCTGGGCCAAACCGCATTTTCCGATCGGTCGCGGCAACTATCACGTTCAGCACGAGCCGTGTTGGTACGCAGTACGCAAGGGCAATACCGCGCATTGGCAAGGCGATCGCAAGCAAACAACACTATGGGAAATTGCTAATAGGACCGCATTCAAGGGCGGCATGGATGGGGTGGAAGATAATTGGTCCGGCCATTCAACGCAGAAGCCGGTCGAGTGCATGCGCCGCCCGATCGAGAACAACTCGGCCGGCGGCGATGCGGTCTACGATCCGTTCGTCGGCTCGGGCACCACGATCATCGCGGCGGAGATGACAGGGCGCGCCTGCCGCGCGCTTGAGATCAATCCGGCCTATGTCGATGTCGCGGTGCTGCGCTGGCAGAATTTCACCGGCGACGTCGCAACGCTAGAGGCGACTGGCTATCCGTTTCCGCAACAGCAAGAGCAGGCAGCAGCATGAAACGTGGACCGCGCCCGCAGCCGACGCATCTCAAGCTGCTTCGCGGCAATCCAAGCCAGCACTATGCCCGCCCTGGCCGGCGCGGCGGCGTGAACCTCAACGAGCCGCAGGCCGAGCTGATTGCCGACATACCCGAGCCGCCACCGTTTCTGATCGCCTACGCTTGTGACGAGTGGCGTATTGTGGCCGCGGAGATGTATCACCTCGGGCTGCTGGCGAAAGTCGATCTGCCGAGCCTTGCGGCCTATTGCTACAGCTACGGGCAATGGCGCACGGCGGCCGAGGCGATCGCCAGAATGGCGGCCGGCGATCCGGTGATGTCGGGTCTGATCATCAAGACAAAACGCAACGGCGAGGCGACGCAAAATCCGCTGGTGCCGATCGCGCGCAAGGCGGCGCTCGACATGGTTCGGTATGCGAGCGAGTTCGGCTTCACGCCGGCCGCGCGCAGCCGCATCGACGCCGGCCCCGGCGGCAGTGGGCCGGGCAAGTTCGACGGATTTCTGGCCGGGTAGGACATGCTCGCTCCGCAAGCAAAGCGCACGGCGCACGGCCGGCAACGCGCGAAGCGGGTTATCGATTTCATCGAGAAGCTGACGATCCCGAGCGGGACCGGCCAGGGCAAGCCGTTCAAGCTGCACGCTTTTCAGAAGCAGTTTATCCGGGATGTCTACGAACCTCATGTTGGTCGCCGTCGCGTAGTGCGGCGCGCGATCCTCTCGATGGCGCGCAAGAACGGCAAGACCGCGCTGATCGCGACCATTGCGCTGGCGCATCTGGTCGGTCCCGAGGCTGAGCCGAACGGCGAAATCTACTCGGCCGCCAACGACCGCGACCAAGCGGCGATCGTGTTCAAGTTTGCCAAGCAGATCGTCGACCTCGAGCCGGAGCTCCAGGCAAAGGTCGAGGTGATCGCCTCGACCAAGACCATGCTGGCGCGCAAGACCGGCTCGATCTACCGAGCGGTGAGCGCGGAGGCTGGCACCAAGCATGGCTATGTGCCGAGCGTCGTGATCTACGACGAGCTCGCGCAGGCCAAGAGCCGGGATCTCTACGACGTGCTAGATACCTCGTTCGGCGCCCGCTCCGAGCCGTTGTTCATCACGATCAGCACGCAGTCGAATGATCCCGAGCATATCCTGTCGAAGTTGATCGACGACGGCATGGCCGGCAATGACCCGGCGATTGTCTGCCATCTGCACGCCGCCGCCGAGAATTGCGACCTCGACGACGAGGTGCAATGGGCGAAGGCCAATCCGGCGCTCGGCAAGTTTCGCGACCGGGAAGACCTGGTCGCCGCGGTGCGCCAGGCCAAGCGCATGCCGGCGCACGAGCCGAAAGTCCGGAACCTGTTTCTCAATCAGCGGGTGGCGCCGATCGCCTCGCTGATCTCGCGCGCCGAGTGGATGTTGTGCGCCGGGCCGGTCGAGCTCGCTGACCAGGAGGAGGTCTATCTATCGCTCGATCTCTCGAGCGTCGTCGACCTGACCGCGCTGATGGTCGGCTCGGTCTCCGACCCGCTGCGCGTCCTGCCGTATTTCTGGAAGCCGACCGATCATCTGACCGAGCACTCAAATCGCGACTTCGGCAGTGGCACGCACCGCTATCAGCAATGGGCCGAGGCTGGGCATCTGCGGCTCTGCCAGGGCAAGACGATCGATCCCGAGACGATCGCGCGGTTTATCGCCGAGTTGACGGTGCGCTATCGCGTCAAGGGCCTCGTGTATGACCGCTGGCGCATCAATGATCTGTTGCGCGAGTTCGATCGCGTCGGTCTGCAGGCTTACGAGGACGGCGAGAAGGGCGGCGACGGGCTGCGGCTGGTGCCGTGGGGCCAGGGCTTCAAGGATATGGGGCCGGCGATCGACGCGCTCGAGCACGTTGTGATGGAGCGCAAGCTCGTCCACCCGGGCAATCCGATCCTGAATTGGAATTTCGCCAACGCGGTCGCGGTGCTCGATCCGGCCGGCAACCGCAAGCTCGACAAGGACAAGGCTCGGTTTCGCATCGACGGCGCGGTGGCGCTCGCAATGCTCGCGGGATTGCGGGCACGCGATTGCCGGGTGAAGCCGGTCGATATCGAAAGTTTGATTGGATAGGTTGGACATGACCATCACCACCGTCACTGCGACAATTGCCGCACGCGGCACCATAACCGCCGCCGTCGCCATTACAGGTCCGATCATCGGACTCATCATGCCGATCGCCTGGACGCCCGCTGTGGTCACCGTGCAAGGCTCGTCGGATGGTACGAACTTCTACGATGTGTATGATGGCGTGACGGCCAAAGAACTCGCCTTCAATCTCAAGCCAAACTCGATGGCGCCGATCAGCTCTAATCGATTGTGCTGCTTCACAGCGATCAAGCTGCGTTCGGGGACGAGCGCACTTCCGGTGGCGCAGAATTTGGCTTCCCAGTTCGGCATCGTCGTCCTGGGTCCATGATTCCTCGGGATGCCGGGGCGAAGGCTTGGCATCACTTCTACACCACCCGTTATTGGTTGCGTCGGCGGCAGTTGCAGTTGACCGCGCATCCGCTCTGTAAATTCTGCGCGGATCGCGGCGCGGTCGTTCGCGCAACCGTGGTCGATCACGTAAAGCCACACCGCGGCGATTGGAATCTGTTCGTGCTCGGTGAGGTGCAATCACTCTGCGCGAGCTGTCACGACCGCTGCAAACGCTTCATCGAAACCCGCGGCCACAGCATCGAAGTCGGCGACGACGGCTGGCCGATAGACCCCAATCATCCGGCGAACAGGAGTTGAGCCATGGCGCTTGCAATTGTGGATGGGCCGACCATCAAGGCCGGCGAGTCGCTTTCCGACGGTGCCGACTGCTCGGGTGGAACCATCGTGCGGATCACCGTGCCGCAGGAGTTCACGCCGGCCAACCTGACGTTCCAGGTGTCGAGCGACGGCAACCTCTACAACGATCTGTTTACGGCGGATGGCGGCGAGGTCACGGTCGCGGCTCGTCCAAGCACCGGCATCGTGGTTTCCGAACGTTGGACGAAGTCGATTGGCTTCGTGAAATTCCGCTCGGGATCGCGCAGCCATCCGGTCGCGCAAAGCGTGGACTGCAAATTCGCAATTGCTGTCGAAACCATCCCGGCGGCGTAGCTGGAAATGAGGAGGCCTGCCATGGGTATGCGCCAGCGCCAAGGCGATCTCTATCCCGATCTCGATGAATCCTATGTCGATTTCATGAGCCGTTGCGGCGACGAGCTCGGCGACCAGGATGTCTGCCAATTGATCTGGGAGGATGCTTGGGACGAGGACAAGGGCGCTGCCAAGGACATTTGCTTCAAGACCCACGCCGGCCAGGTCAACGGGTTGGAGTTCGTGTTGTCGGACGAAACGCCCGACCGCATGGACGATGTCATCATGGCGGATTCCTGGGATCTGGCGTCGTTCCAGAAAAACCCGATTGCGTTGTTCAATCACAACAGCAACGCGCCGATCGGCAAGTGGACGCGCGTTCGCGTCGTCGACAAGCAGTTGCGCGGTCACCTCGAGCTCGCGCCGGCCGGCACCAGCGATCGCATCGATGAAATCCGCAAGCTGATCGACGCCGGCATTCTGCGCGCCGTCAGCGTCGGCTTCCGCCCAAAGGAATCCAAGCCGCGGCCGGAATCCGATTACGGCGTGTTCTTCACCAAGGCTGAATTGGTCGAGACCAGCTTGGTCTCGGTGCCGGCAAACCCGAATGCGCTGGCCATCGCAAAGTCGCTCAAGATTTCGCCCACCACCATCGATCTCGTTTTCGCCGGGAAAGGCAAAGGACGCGGGATCGCGCGGCGCGGGCTCACCGGCGGGCATGCCGTGACGTCATCACATTCAAGAAAGGGCGCGACCATGTCGCTCGCTCAGAAGATCAAAGAGAGAGAAAATCTGATTCTCGAAAAAACCGGCAAGCTCGATGCGCTGCACGATGCCGTCGGCGACGGCGACTATCCCAACGATCTGCTCGAGACGGTGCAAAAGGCAAACGCCGAGATTGCACACGACAAGGAAATCCTGGCGACGCTGCGTGATAGCGAGCGCAATCTCGCCGTGACCAGCGACGACGGCGGCCGATCGGCGGTGACGAGCAAGGGCAATGGCAATGGCGGCTATAGCGCAGCGCAACTGCCAGCGAGACCGTTCGGCCTCGAACGGAAAAAGCTCGATCCGATCGGCCTGTTTTGCCGTGCCGGTGCCTTGAGCCTGCTGGCCCATCACGAACGAAAGCCGGTGCAGGAGGTTACCCGTGCCATCTTTGGCGACGACGAACCGCTCAAGGCCGTGGTCGACTGGCAGACCAAGGCGGCCTCGGCCGCGGCCATGACCACGGTCACCGGATGGGCGAAGGAGTTGGCGGTTCAAGTCAATGTCGACTTCATGGAGATATTGATGGCGGCCTCGGTATTCGGGCCTCTGTCGGGAATGGGTATGTCGTTGAGTTTCGGCCGCAATGCAAAATTGATCATCCCGAC